ATGAATAGATATCTTAACATTTTTAAAAGACACAATTTAACAAAACTGGCATATGCAAAGCCCGGTTTAATCGAACCTAAGGCTAACAATGCTACAAAGGAGGTATTTAATGGAATCGAAGAAGATAGTCGCAATATTGACGATCTCGATGATGGTATCCAGCTGCAGTCTGGTTCCAACTAAAAAAGAAGTCAGTATAACAACAAAAGCGATAGAGCGAACCATTATTCAACCAGTAATGCCTCGAGAAATCGATCTAAAAGAACCCTATTGGTATGTAGTTTCCGATAAGAACATTGACGAATTTCTAGCAAGGGTAGAAAAAGATCAAGGACAAGTTGTATTTTTTGCTATGAGTGTCCCAGACTATGAACTCATGGCATATAATATGCAAGAATTAAAAAGATATATAAACGAACTCAAAGAAGTGGTTGTATACTACAGAAAGGTCACAACTCCACAAAAACAAGAAGTTAAAGAGAGTAATAGGCCCTCAGTTGGTATCACTAATCCACTTAAAAAAGATGAATAGAGCTCAAGCGAGACTTCTCATCTGTGAGGGGTGTAATATGTATTCTAGAGTTAAAGTTTGTAGAGCATGTATGTGTTTTATGCCTTTAAAAGCTAGGATAAGAGGGGCAAAATGTCCCGAAGAAAAATGGGGAAAGTTATGATGGATATGATGATGAAATGCAAAGATTGGGTTATGGCTCGATTAAGCGAAAGAACGTCTTGGGACGGAATGACAATTATAGTAGGTAGTGTTTTAGTGATTGTTGGTATGCCAATAATAAAAATGCTAGCTTGGCCAGCTTTAGTTTATGGAGTTTATACACTCCTTAAAGAAGAAGGTCATGTATAATGCCTAAAGGACGAGGTACTTATGGTAAACGTCGTGGACGACCTAAGAAACGGAAAAAATAATGCCAATCAATAAAACAAAAAAGGGTTGGAAAATAAGTAATACTTCTGGAGTTTCTAAAACCAAGAAAGCAGCAAAGCGCAGACTTCGTGCAATTAAATGGAAGAAGAAACGTAGGAAAAGACGCAAAAAGCGTAGGAGATAAAAATGTCAATAAAATTTCTAGGAGCACAAGCAGCTTGTGGTGTTAATGTGGGGGCAGCCTCAACATTTGAAAACGCTACTGAGGTAAGGCTTGTAAATACAGGAGGAGCTGAGTATCTAGTTACACTAGCAAATAGTGCAGATGCTACTTTAGCTACTTTTACATTAGAAAGTTTAGACAGTATTATAGTTACTAAAGGAGCTACTGATCAGATTTTTGCTGCAAATGCAGCTGTTGTCGGTACACCTTGTAATACTGGAAGATAGTATGTTTTCAAATGAAACAGATAATAACTGGCTTCACCAAGTAGGTGAGGTCTGTGCAACAACTTTAGAGTTGTTAGAAGAAAAAGCAGATAATGTGGGATATGTCTCACACGCTGATGAAACAATGAAAGAATTATGTATTGGGTATTTATATCTTTTAGGTCTTTGTGATTCTCAAGGTCTTTTACTAGAGAAAAATTTACCAAATGCCGTTAAGAAGAATATCACTATACACTAATGTTAGATGTAAGCAGAAAAGATATATTAAGTAGTAATATAATGGACTTTAACCCTATGGAAAGGTTCATAAAACTACCTATAGATTCATATCTAGATCTGCTTGGGGTTTCTCCTAATTCTGCTCAAATAGCTCTAATTAATACTATTAATAATCCCAAATATAGATTTGTGTGTGCCGCTCTATCTAGACGGCAGGGTAAAACTTATATAACTAATGTAATTGGACAACTAGTCTCTCTCGTGCCTAACTCACATATATTAATTATGTCACCAAACTATGCTTTATCCCAAATTTCTTTTGATTTACAAAGACAACTTATTAAGCACTTTGATCTTGAGGTGGTAAGAGATAATGCAAAGGATAAAGTTATTGAACTATCTAACGGTTCTACTATAAGAATGGGATCCGTTAATCAAGTTGATTCTACTGTTGGACGATCTTATGATTTAATCATTTTTGATGAAGCAGCACTTGCAGACGGCAAAGATGCTTTCAATGTAGCACTTCGTCCAACACTAGATAAGGAAAACGCTAAAGCCGTATTTATATCTACACCTCGGGGTAGAAATAATTGGTTTGCAGATTTTTATCATAGAGGTTATAGTGATGAGTTTAAAGATTGGGCATCAATTAGAGCAACCTATCACGAAAACCCAAGATTTAGTAAGGAAGATATTGATGAAGCCAAGCGAGCTATGTCTGCTGCTGAGTTTTCTCAGGAATATTTAGCAGATTTTAATGTCTACGAAGGACAAATTTGGAATTTTAATTTTGAAGAGTGTGTAGCTGATTTAAGTCAGTTAGATACTAGTAAAATGGATGTTTTTGCAGGGCTTGATGTTGGTTATAAAGATCCAACAGCTCTTTGTGTTATAGGTTATGATTGGGACGAAGAAAAATTTTATCTTGTTAATGAATATCTAAATGCTGAAAGGACCACTGAACAGCATGCTTCAGAGATTAAAGAGTTAATTGATAAATATAATATTGACTGGATTTTTATTGATTCAGCCGCTCAACAAACTAGATATGATTTTGCTCAAAATTATGATATTTCAACAATTAATGCTAAAAAATCCGTTCTAGACGGAATTGGTCATGTTGCATCTATAATTGATAATGATAGATTAATCGTAGATCAAAGGTGTAAAGAAGCATTGTCATGTGTTGATCAGTATCAATGGGATATTAATCCTAACTTAATGAAAGAAAGACCAAAACATAATATGGCAAGTCATATGGCAGATGCCCTTAGATATGCGCTGTATACTTTTGAGACATCAGCGACAACATTTTAAGGATAGACCAACGAAAAAATAAATGTTGACAAAAAGGTAAATTTTTGGTATAATTTTTAATAAATAGGATATTATGGATTTAAAACGAGATTTAGTAAAGTACGTTAGGGATAAGGCGAAATCAGGTTATCAAAAAGAAGCCCAATGCTATATTTGCGGAGAAACAGAAAATCTGGAGTTTCACCACTTCTACGGAATGACTGAGCTATTAGAATCTTGGTTAAAAAGTAATAAAATCACGATAAATTCAGCAGAAGAGATTATGAAGGTTAGGGTAACCTTTATTGAGGAACACCCTAATGAACTCTACGACGAGGCTGCCACACTATGTAAAGCCCACCATATGCGGCTCCACAGTATTTACGGAAAAAGACCGAAACTGGTAACAGCACCAAAACAAAAACGATGGGTAGACAAAATGAGGATTAAACATGGCATGGTATGACAGACTTTTAGGTAGAACGACAGAGGAGAAATTAAACCCTTCTCAGTCTTTTATTGCCTTAGAAGAAGGATTAACTTTAGATACTCGTGAAAAGAAAGATAATTATCGATCAGCTTACGAAGAATTAGAAGTAGTTAATCGTGCAGTCAATATGATTGTTGATGATGTTTCTGATATTCCGTATGAAATTGGAGAAAAAATTAAGGGAATCACACCAGTTAGAGAAAATATTCGAAGAAGTCGTGTAGATTTAATACTTAATAAAGAACCCAATCCTTTTCAAGATATTAATGGTTTTAAAAGAAATTTAATCATTGATCTTTTAATAGACGGAAATATATTTGTTTATTTTGATGGAGTACATCTTTATCAATTACCAGCAAATAATGTAAGTATACATAGTCATACGGAAACATATATTGAAAAGTTTGAGTATGACGGTCATATAGACTACACCCCTAAAGAAATTATACATATTAAAGAAAACTCATTTAATTCGATCTATAGGGGTGTACCTAGATTGAAACCAGCTTATCGAACAATGTACTTGTTAGATAATATGAGAAAATTTCAAGATAATTTCTTCAAAAACGGAGCTGTTCCAGGATTAGTACTTAAGAGTCCAAACACTCTTTCTGAAAGAATAAAAGAAAGAATGCTGCAGGCTTGGCAAACTAGATACAATCCTACAAATGGAGGAAAGAGACCTCTTATATTGGATGGTGGTTTAGAAGTAGATGCTTTAACAAAAGTAAACTTTAAAGAGCTAGACTTTCAATCATCTATAACAGCAAATGAAAAAATAATTTTAGAAGCAATGGGTGTACCGCCCATTCTTCTCGATGGAGGGAATAATGCTAATATTAGACCAAATCATCGACTTTACTACTTGGAGACAGTTCTCCCAATAGTAAGAAAAATAGGTTATGCCTTTGAGAGATATTTCGGTTTTGAACTAAATGAGAATGTTACAGACATTCCCGCTTTACAACCCGAATTGAGAGATCAAGCTTCTTATTATCAAACTCTCGTAAATTCAGGCATAATGTCACCAAACGAAGCAAGGGACGCTTTAAATCTAGAAGCAATGGATGGTTATGATGATTTAAGAGTTCCAGCAAATATTGCGGGTAGTGCAGCAAACCCCGAAGAAGGTGGGAGACCACCCCAAACAGAGGAAGAAGAAAATGGCGAATAAAAAAGCAGTACTTTTAACTTTGGCAGAGTATTTTGCCAAGAAGGGAATGATGAATCCCGCTGAATATAAAGCAGCCGCAGATGCACCTATAAGATTAGTAGTTGCAAAAAGACCTTTTGGGTCTTGGGCAAGGATGCAGGCTATGATTAGAGCTAATCACCCAGATTTATGGGCAAAAGCTACAACACCAGCAGCACCAGCACCTAAAGCAACACCTAAACCTAAGGCAGCACCTAAAGCTAAAGCAGCCGCTCCTAAAGCGGCTAAAAAGTAGGTAGTTACTATGGAGAAAATTTTTCATTGGACTAACACTTTTAAAACTCTCGGAGAAGATGATGACGGTGGAGTAAATATTCGTGGTTTAGCGAGTACTAACTCTGTAGATCGTGTCGGAGATGTAATTACTCATGATGCATGGACAAAATCTGGTGGTTTGGATAATTTCAAAAACAACCCAATAATTTTGTTTAATCATAATTATGATAAACCTATTGGTAAAGCCACTTCAATGGATGTTACTAATAGCGGTCTCGAACTTGGAGCTAGAATCTCTAAGTCTGCGGGAGAAATAAAAGATTTAATTAAAGATGGTGTTCTTGGAGCCTTTTCCGTTGGTTTTAGAGTCAAGGATGCCGATTATAACGAAGAAACTGACGGATTTGAGATAAAAGACGCCGAACTTTTTGAAGTATCAGTGGTTAGTGTTCCAGCTAATCAAACTGCTACTTTCTCTCTTGCGAAATCTTTTGATTCAATGGAAGAATACCAAGAGTTCAAAAATCTTTTCAAAATTAATAAAGAGGCTAATCAATTTAATAAAATTGAGACGCCACAAGCGACGGATAAAACCGTTTCACAGGAGAAACCTATGTCTACTGACAATGATACTCCTAACGCTAATGTTGACTTAAAAGCATATGCAGAAGAAGTGGCTAAAGCAACTGCTGCTAAAATTGCAATGCAACAAGCTGAAACAAAAGCTAAGGAGAAAGCAGAGGCAGAAGAAGCAGCTGAGCTACAAGCTCAAGAAAGTGCTGCTATTGAAGCTGAGCAAGCAAAAGTCAAAGCGATAGTAGAAGTCGGAATGGAAGGCGCTGAGCGTCTTACTAAAGACTTAGAGGATCGTGTTTCAACAAAACATGAAGACCTCGAAAAAGTCGTCGATGAACTTAAGGCTGATCTTACCGAAAAGAAACAAGAAATCGAAGCAATTCGTGAATCTAAAAGAGTTTTCGGAAGAGAAAGCACTTCTGACTGGACAAAAGCCTATGAAGAGGACATCAATGATGCCTGGACTATGGGCCTTGCGACAGGCAAAGGTTGGAACACGAAACTTGCTAATGAAGTTGTAGAAAAAGTTAACGCACATTCAGGCGTTGGCGTTTCATCTGCAGATTTCGAGCAAACCGTATCAACCAATGTTGAAAGGGATATACAATTACAACTAGTAATGGCACCTCTATTTAGAGAAATCCCTATGCAGTCAGCAACTCAAATCATACCAATTTTACCTGATGCTGGTTACGCTGAATTTGCTTCAGCTCAAACAGCAGGTGGATCATCTCCACATGGTAACTTAGCTCAAAGAGGTGATACTTATGGTACGCCTTGGGGTGGTATTGATATGACTGAAAGAACTCTTTCAACCAAAAAACTAATTTCACAATCTTACTTAGGTAATGAAACTGAAGAAGATGCAATTCTACCGATTCTTCCTTTAATTAGGGAGTCAATCATTAGATCTCATGCAAGAGCTATGGAAAATGCTGTCCTTTTGGGTAACAACGCTGATGGTGCCTTTGGTACTTCAGGCGCGTCTTTTGACGGTCTATGGCACTTAGCTGAAGCTGACAGTGATGTCACTCAATCAGGTACTGCATTTGCTTCTGACACAGTTACAGCAGCCGAACTATTGGCACTAAGAAAGAATATGGGCAAATATGGTATAAATCCATCTGATGTTATTTATATCGTTTCTTCTACAGTTTATTACAACTTGCTAGAAGATGCTGAATTCCAAGATGTGAATCTAGTTGGCGATATGGCAACTAAGTTAAATGGAGAAATCGGACAGGTATTTGGTACTAAAGTTATAGTATCTGATGAATACCCAACAGCAGCAGTCAATATGCCTGCAGCTATGTGCGTATATCCTAAGAACTACGTAATGCCTAGACTACGAGGTATAACTATCGAGTCTGATTACGAAGTTGCTAATCAACGCAGAGTACTTGTCGCTTCACAAAGAATTGGCTTCACCGATATGATCGATGGCGCTACTTC